GTATTACTAAAGTATTTAGTTAATAGTGTAGCTACATTTCAAAAAAATTATGTTAATTTTGTAGCTACAATTCAAAAATTATATTAACTTTGTAGCTACAATTTAAAAATTTAAAAAAAACACTATGGATTTAGAATTAATTTTACAAATGGCAGAAGATTGTTTAGCTCTTAAACCAAATTTATCCCCAGAAAACCCAGATGGATATGACAAGGCAATTTTGGGAATTACTGATAATGGTCAATTGGTTTATTCAAAAGAAATTATGGTTGACCTTTTGAGAGAAGATGATAAAGAACTTTCAGAAGAGGATGCATGGGAATTTCTTGAATTCAACACATTTTGTGCCTATGTTGGCGAACAAACTCCCATTTTCGTAAATACTTATTAATTTATGGCAAAAAGCAAACCAATTGGAGTAAGATTTGACTTGGAAAAGTTAGAATTAATCCAAAAAGAACAAAACTTGGCATCACCACAAGCAGTGGTAAATTATTTTTTAGATGGGTACAAAAGTATTTCACTTGAATTTGCATATGGCGTGCCTAATGTTTTAGCTAAAAGAGGCGCACCATTTAAAAATATGCCTCCTTATGACAGAAACAGCCCAAAATCAGTCGTTAGTTCCAAATTGGAACAAATACCAGTTGAAAACCATAAAACGCCGCCAAAGGGCTTAAAAGGGATAGATTTAGTTATTTGGAAGTCTGAAAATTGTAAATAATCACTAATTTAGCATAAAATATTAAATATGAAAAAAACATTATTAATAGCCTTAATGCTATTAAGTTTAGTTGAAAACTCTTTTTCTCAACAAAAAGCGTTAAAAATTTACAACGGCAAATTTGCTTTTTGCGGCGCGTCTGGCGCTGAAAGAACAAAAGATACGATTATAGTACAAGGCAAAAAATTCATTTTGGGCGTTTCAATATGTCCAGTTATGGAGGGACCCTCTATCGCAAACACTATGCTAGTAGGGAATCCGTATATTACACCCGATGGCACCGATAAAACTGTTTGGTCATTCTTTTGGTATTATGATTCAGTTCCTCAAGCTCCAACTTGGAAAACATTGCCTACAGTAAATCGCTCGTTTGTAGTCACAAGAAGTCCCGGAGGCGGCATGAGTAATATGTTTTGCATGCCCTGTCAAGTTTTGCCAAAAAAAGTTAATGGCGTAACATTAGCAAAGTGTTTCGGTCCGATTAACGAAGCCGCTGTTCCACTTCGCAGGGCAATGAGAGTATTCCCCGGTGAAACATCTGTAACACAAGCTCCAATTGGTGCGCCCTACCCCGTAGGAACAATTATATCTGTTTATAAAAAATAATTAAATTTATTTTAAAAAAATACTACTTTTACAAAGTTCTGTGTTTTTTTGATTGATTTTTAGTTGAAGCCCTCCTTTTTAGGAGGGTTTTTTTATTTCATTCTCATCTTAAGTAGTTCTTTAATATAAATTGTATCACCTTCTTTGTACTTTGGAAACTGCAAGGTATCAACCTCGTAACTTACCCCATCTGTACCAACAAATACGCATTGGTAGTTTGTTGTGTTAGGACTGTCATCATAAAGACTGCTTTCAGTAAATGTGTTTACATACTTGTAATCTAGTGTTGTAAATTCTCCTTTAGAGTTACAACTTAAAAAAAATAGTGCAATTAGTAGCTTTTTCATTTTAGTTTATTTGTTTTGGTTAATTTGATGGCACATTACAATCATCATCACTCATTGCCTCTGATACTATTTTTATTTCCTCTTGGTTAAATACTTGGTCAATAAAGCTTTTATGGAATCCTTCTATTTCCATTGCTAAAATAAGAGCATCTCTAAAACCCCATTGATAAGAACAATTTTTAGTATCAATTTCTACCTTAGCATTTTCTAAGTTTTTTTGTACAATAATTTTCATAGGTTATTTGTTTTGGTTATAGTATTCAATTAATATTTGTGGTATTTTTCTTTTTTCTTCTTCAGCAACATTTGGATATATCCTTATAAATTTTTCTATTATTTCATCAAAACAATTCATATCTATAAGGTCAATAACGCTATTGTCAAAATTAGTATGGCAACTATTACCCCAAAAACAAAGCTCTATCCAATTATCCGGATGCGTGGCTACGGATGGGAATAATCTTTTTGGCAATATATGTGCTATGCTATAATGAAACTTTTCATCATCTTTTTTTGATGAAGGGTTATTGCAATTAGAACATACTCCCTTCATTTCTTTTCTTTTTTCTTTAAACCAATCCCATAATTGCTCTTTATCTTCTTTTATATTTTCGTGCCTATATTTTATTATTCTATTAGCTGTATCCTCAAGTGTTGCGTGTTTTTTACATCTGCTCTTGCTAAAGTTGTAATCATAACAACCACATTTAAGTTGTTTTTTCTTAACTATTATTGTACTATATGCCATCTTGTTTATTATTTTGCTCTGCCGTAATCAATTTATAATTAGCTACATATTTAGGTTTTTTCTTTGTACCTACATTAGTGCTATTAGTTTCAATTATATAACCTTCATCACGAAGATTAAATATAATAGCCGCTAATCTAAATGTACCATAATTTCTTAATGCCACTAATGGTGTTAGGGTTGCTTTTTTAAGGTGATTAAGCACCTGTAATTTTTGACTCATTTTTTGTTTTAATGTTTTAGCAAAGATAATTAATTTAATTAAAACACAAAATAATTTTAAAAAAAAGTTAAAAATATTTGGGGATATAAAAAATAAGACTATTTTTGTTCCTCAATAATCAAAAACAAATTTATGGAAATCAAAACTGAATTAAGACTCCACGAGAGAATTAAAGAGGCTTTAGATGGGCGTACACAAAGGTGGTTATCACTAAATGCTAAAATCCCAGAATCGGAATTATCACGAAAGATGCAGGGTAAATTATTATTTACCGATGCTGAAATAACTCGTATTAACGAGGCTTTGAAAACCGATTTTATTAACGATTAAGCATATAAAATGCCAAAAGACACATTCTACTTTTCTCACGACTATAATGCTCGTAATGACGAAAAGATAAAAAGGCTTATTAGAAAACATGGCATGCAAGGATATGGCGTGTTTTGGTCTATAGTTGAAGATTTATATAATAATGCGAACGCATTGCGATTGGATTACGATGGCATTGCGTATGATTTAAGGTCAGATAGCGACACTGTTTTTTCTGTAATAAATGATTTTGATTTATTTGTTTTTGATGTTAATACATTTGGAAGTCTATCAGTACAAAAAAGACTAGATGAAAGAAATGATAAAAGCATAAAAGCAAGAGAATCAGCTAATAAGAGATGGAATAATGCGAACGCATTGCAATCGCAATCCGATAGTAATGCTATAAAGGAAAGGAAAGGAAAGGAAATAAAGGAAATAAAATACAGGGATAATATTTCTTTGCTTGAAAAAGAAAAAATAAAACTTGATTTAGAATTTGGGGAAGATATTGTTCAGAAATGTTTTGATTTTCTTTCTTCCTATAAAGTTGAAAAATCCTATAAAACAAAATCAGATTATCTAACTATTAAGAGATGGGTTGTGGATGCCGTTAAGAAGCCGATTCAGCCATCTTCTTCCAAGATTAGTAATAAATATCAGAACGAATTAGAAAACGCTAGAAACGCCTTTAAACCAATATAAACGATGATTACCATTTTTAAGAACATTTTTTCAAAAGAACCAAATTACATTTCAGTTGAAGCTGCGCTAAATAGGATACAGCAAGGTAAAAGTAAAACAACAGTAGAGGAAATTAGAAAAACGATTGATAAAGAGAAGGCAAATAAGATAAAATTAAACCTTCCGTCTATTTGCTTTAGTGGAAAATTTGGAGCAGATAGAACTGATGCCCAATTAATTCAACATAGTGGTTTTGTTGTGCTTGATTTTGACAATATCTTTGAATTAAGGGAAAAGCAAACCGAAATAATATCAAATCCGTTTGTTTATGCTTGTTGGATTAGTCCTTCTGGAAATGGATTGAAGGCATTGGTAAAAATAGCTAATGGAGCAAAGCATAGAGAACACTTTCAAGCTTTGCAAGAAGTTTTCCCTGAAATTGACCGAAGCGGGATTAATGTAAGTCGGGTTTGTTATGAAAGTTATGACACTGAAATTTACATAAACGAAAATGCTGAAGTATTTAAGAAAATTAAGAAAACAGAGAAGGTTGTTGTTTATGAAAAGAATGATGATGATGAAAAGACATTTAAAAATATTGTTACTTGGCTTTCAAATAAAAACGAGGCGTTTGTAACAGGAGAAAGGAATAATTTTATTTTTAAATTAGCATCCGCTTGTTGCCGATTTGGTATCAATGAAATCACAGCTAATTCAATGATTCATTCGGAGTTTTTAACTAATTCTGAATTTACAAAAAATGAAGCTAATAGGGCAATCCGTTCAGCATATAAAGCTAATTCGGGTAATTTTGGTAGCGCATCTTTTGACAAAGAAATTTTAATAGATAAAGTTTCAAGAAGGGAAGTTGAAGTTGAAAAAGCTGTATTTGATGAAGGGTTAAAGTTGAAGGATGTTATTTACGGAATTGATGTAAAGGAGCAGGCTTTAAAAATTTATGATGAAGGATATGCTAGGGTTGATGGTATTGGAGTTCCAGAATTAGATGAAAGATTTAAACCAAAGAGAGGAGAAATTACCGTACTTACCGGAATAGGAAACTATGGTAAATCTTCATTTAAAAAATGGTATCAAGCAATGAGGATTATGTTGTACGGAGAGAAGTTTGCTACATTCTCGCCAGAGGATAATCCACCTGAAGAATATTACCACGACTTTGTTGAGATAATATTAGGATGTGATTGTAGTCCTGCCAATCCACACAGACCAAGTAAGCAAGTGTACGAGTATGTTTATGACTTGGTTTGTCATCATGTATTTTATGTTTACCCAAAGGATGTATCACCTACGCCACAATACATAATGGAAGTATTTTTAGAATTAATTGTTAAGGAGAATGTTGATGGTGTTGATATTGACCCGTTTAACCAATTGACAAACGAATATCAAAAGTTTCAAAGAAGTGATAAGTATTTGGAGTGGGTATTGTCAGTGTTTTCAAGATTTTCTCAAATAAACAATATTTTCTTTTGGATAATTGCGCATCCAACAAAAATGCAAAAAGCAGCCGATGGTAACTATCCATGTCCTGATGTATTTGATTTAACCGATGGAGCTATGTGGAATAATAAGATGGATAATATCCTTGTGTATCATAGACCATTTGCGCAAACAGACCCGCAAAACCCATCATGTGAATTTCATAGTAAAAAAATAAGAAGGCAAAAGATTGTTGGTAAAAAAGGCTTTATTTTGTTCCAAATGTTTTTCCAAACTAGAAGGTTTTTATTTAATGGATTAGATTCATTGCAGAAGATTATAAACGATAAAAATATAATTTTAAGACCAGATGTGGCAGTTCAAAAGACATTTGATAATTGGGTACCTTATAAGGATGACAACGGAGAAGATGTAAATTTTTAATATAAAAACAAAAACAATGATTAGAATTTCTGTAATCGGAAGATTAGGACAAGACGCAGTCGTAAACAATGTCAATGGTAAAAGTGTAATTAATTTTTCAGTAGCTTACAGCGAAAAATTTAAAAACCAACAAGGAGAAGATACCGAAAGAACAACTTGGGTTTCTTGCGCCTACTGGACAGATAAACTTAATGTATCCAACTATTTAAAGAAAGGAACGCTAGTTTATACAGAAGGTAAGCCTGAAGCAAAGTCTTATCAAAACAATAAGACAAACGAAACCGTTCCTCAATTACATTGTAGAGTATCAACAATACAATTATTATCAAGTAGTAATAAAGAAGAAAACAATTTTTAATGTATATTCACGAACTTAAAAATATTATAGATGTCGAAACCCCTCTTGGTAAAGGAAAAGCAATCGCTTGGATTGACTACGGAACCGAAATCAACACTGTTTGGAAAGTCATATTACAGCACAACGGTATGGTTAGGAACTTTTACGACACAGACATACTTGTTTACCCCAATAAAATGGACGGCGGGGAATTAGATAAAGATTATTTCAAAAACAAAAAATAATGGCAAAACTAACCAATTCATCCAAAGTTACATTTGGAACAAAAAAATCAGGGAGAGCAAAAAAATCTTACAATAAAAGTAATCCAAGACCAAAGGCTTACCGAGGTCAAGGGCGTTAATTAATTAAAAAACACAAAAATTAAATTAAAAATGAAATTTAAACCATTAAACAAAAGGGTATTAGTAAAGCTTGACGAAGCAAAAATGCAAACAGATGCGGGAATCTATCTTCCGCAAACAGCTCAAAATGATTTTTCAACAGGCAAGGTAATTGCTGTTGGAACTGAAGCTGCGCTTGTTAAAGAAGGCGATAGAATAATGTTTGCCCATAGCGTAGGGGTAGATATTGAAGTCGATGGAGAAAAGTTAAGGTTAATCCCAGACGAAAGTTATATCGACGCTGTGATTTAATTTAAAAAAATGCCTTCAAAATTTTTGGGGGCATTTTAATTTTTAATAAATAAAAAAGTCTAATTTTATGCCATATATGCAAGCACAACCGGTAAATCATATTTTTTTAAGCTTAACAAAACCTATTCAAGATACAATCAAGGTAGGTGATTTAGAGTTATATCTTGACGGGTCGTACAGACCTGAATGGAACGCTACAGTAGTAGGTGAAATTTACGGATTGCCAAAAAATCCAAAAGGAGATAATTCAAAAGTTGTTTCTAAACTTAAAAATGGAGATAAGGTTTTGTTTGATTATTCTGTAGTTGCGGAAAGAAAATTTGAATCAGATGGTGGAAGTTTTACTGAAATAACAAAAGATAGCCCTTATTACCAAAAATTTACAAATGGTAAAGGAGAAAGATTGCTTATTGTAGCAATGCCGGGAAAGATAACCCATATATGGGTAGGTACATTGCATGATAAAAGAGGTAACTTTGTTGATGGATGCCAAGGGTCTGAACACGATATAAGTAGATGGAAATCTCAATTTAGTTTTGGTGAAACCCAAAGGTTTTTATTTAAAAATTTAATTGATATAAACGACAAAGATGTTTGGAAAGCTGACTACAGGGATATATATGCTAAAATAGAAAATGATGAACTTACAACAGTTGGCGATAGAATTATTCTAGAACCAATTGATGAAAATATACCAAAAGATGTAATAAAGCAAATGGGTATTGTTGATACTATTGATGCAAAAGTTAGACTTGGAGATAGAGCAAAAGTACTATCAGCTCCCGAAGATTCTGGCTTGGAAAAAGGAGATGTTGTTGGTTTTGAACCGCAGTACCTTGAGAAATATGAATATGGAGATAAATCTTATTATTTAATAAAATCCTATAGAGCATTAGGAATTTGGGAGGAAAATTAATATGGCATACAATTTAAACGAAATATACAACTTCATGGTCTTTATTGTGCGTAAAGAAAGAGGTGTATTTGTTACAATACCTGAATTTGAGTCAACACTTGATAACGCACAAATAGAAGCTGTATCGGATTGGTTTGAATTATATGGTACAACGCAAAAAATTCATGATGCTATAAGAAAACTTCGTTCACAAGTTCAATTCACTTCTACATCAGACGGGCAAGTAGATTTTGCTTCCAATTACTTACATATGATTGGTGGTGCATATACTGTCACGGGTAGTACTATAAATTCAATAAGATTTGTAAATGAAGACGAGGTAGCATTAGCTTTAAAAAGTCAATTAAGACCGGTAAGTACTTCATTGCCAATAGCTAGGGATACAGCAACCGGATTCCAAATATATCCACAAGTTGCTCAAACCGGTTTTTATAATTACTTAAGAAGACCATTAAAACCTGTTTATGGTTATACTACATCAGGAAGAACAATAACATACGATAACGCTACAAGTACGCAGTTAGAATTTACAGATGTTTATATTAATAATATTATTTCAATAGCATTAAAGTTTTGGGGCATCAATATGGCTGAACAAGATATTCAGGCATTTGCACAAAATCAAACGCAAGAAACTAAATAGAAATGGCTAATAGCACTAAATACCTTTTGGCTGAACAAGTACAAACTAGATTAGCTGGTGGATTCAGGGATGCAAATCAACCTGTACAAAATGAAGATATAGTTAAAGCAATAGAGCAGATTATCAACTCTATGTTTCAAATGCAGTATTACAATGCTACATTGCCAACAGGAGAAACTATCCCAGATAATCTAATGATAGCTTTTTACGAAAATATACCTGTAACAACTCTTGGCGATAAATCGCAAGCCGAGCTACCAATTATCCCAATTTCTTTACCAAGAAATATGGGTGTTTATAGGGTTACAGATAACAAAGATAATGATTTTATTCCTGTCCCATTAGGGCAAGGAGCATTGTTGAGAGCTGATAAATTATTAAATGATTTGCTTGGTAATGTTTGGTTTGAAATAAGAAAAAATGTTGTTATTTTTTCAAAAGATATTTTATTGCTTGGCATTGATACGGTGAATATGTATTTGATTGTAATGGATATATCATTGTACTCAAACACTGACCCATTACCAATACCTGCAAGTATGGAAGAAGAAATTGTAGAGAAAGCGTTTGCTAAATTTGCTACAGTCATTCCTGAAACGGGCATAGTTAACAATTATAGTTCAGCAACACAAAAAATTAATTAGAAATGACTACAGCAAGTTTAGATTATATAGTTAAAAATTTCCTTTTAAAAAAAGGATACCCATTGCATTGGTATATGCAATTTATGGTTTACGCATCAGATTGTCTTCGTGATATAACATTTGACGACTTGCGTGTTATAAATACAAAAATACTTCCGGTAAATCAGGCTATTAATACAGCAGAATTACCTGAAGATTATCAGGATTATGTTAATGTTAGCGTTATGGTTGGGCAAAGAATACGACCATTAGTGCCTACTTTAACATTAAACCCGTTAACAAGTTTAGATACAAATAGTAACTTTAACCCACAGGATTGGACAGATAATTTAACGCCTCCGGATTCAAACAACGGACAAGCTCAATTGTATTATGGCGCATTGCCTTATGCTCAATGGTTTACGGTTCACTACAATGATTTTGGTGAAAACATCGGTAGGTTTTTTGGTTTAGGTGCAGGGTATCAAGAAGATACTTTTCAAGTTTTTAAAGAAAGAAATCAAATTCAAATAGACCAAAAATTATATGTTGAGAATGTGGTATTGCAATATATTTCAGATGGTCAGTCAGCAGATGCTGCAACATTAGTAGACCCTTATGCAATAAAAACAATTCAAGCATATATTGATTCTCAATTAAAAGCTCATAATAGAAATTATAATATGGGTGAAAAGCAATTATCGCAAAACGAATACATTCGCGAAAGAAAAATATTGAGAGCAAGAAAAGCTGATTGGAGTGTTGAAAAAATTAAGAGGATTGTACAAAAGAATACAATGGCAGCGCCTAAATCATAATAGAAATGTTAAGAGATAAAAAATTATTTACTGGCGGAACAAATCAAGATGACTCATTGCATTTATTGGATGATGCTCAATACTTGAGGCTAATGAACGGGCGTGTTGGGATTACTCAATATGGTAAAAATTATCGTGTAGAAGGTGTACCCGGAACTACCTCTATAACGCAATCAGTATATCCTCCTTATGGAACAAATATATGTATAGGAAGCTGTGTAGACATTGAAGGTCAAAGATTAATTTGGTTTGTATATAATACATTTGATGACCATGGAATTTATGCATTTGATTTTGCAACTTCTACGACATATGCTGTATTATATGATAGTCAGGTTCAGGGCGGATTAAATTTTAATAAAAATCATAGGATTGATAAAAATTGCAAAGTTAATCAAGGTTTACTTTATTGGACAGATAATTACAATGAACCTAAAAAGATTAATATTAATAGTGGTATAAAATTGAATTACCCATCATACAATACTGATGCTAGAGCTTATACAACTTTAACTGACTCTTACGAGATTATGTTAATAAGAAGACCTCCTGTATATGCTCCTTCAATAGAAAAGCAATACGACAACCAATTTATAAATAATTTTATAGCAAATCGTTCTTGGTTATTTGCGTGGCAATATGTTTATTTTGATGGAGAAGAAAGTGTTCTTGGTGAATATTCGGTTGCTTCTATGTTAAATTTAGTAGAATTAGGTGTGCCAGAGTTATATAATCATATATATTGTACTTTAAATCTATTAGAGAAAATACCACAAACTGCAAGAATAATAAGACTTGTTGCTAAAGATGAACTTACCAATTCGGCAAATGTAATTAAGACATTTGATAAATTAATAGACGAACAACCATTCATAGCTCATAATAGCGGAGCAACACAGCTTTCTTTTGATTATTACGGCGATGTAACAGGAGCTACTATCCCCAGTTCAATTGCTTCAAAGCCATTTGATAGCGTTCCCTTACTTTCAACTACAATGGAAAGCGCAACAAATAGAATGTTTTTAGCTAATAATTTGTCAGGTTATGATACTCCAACTACAACATCATTAGCTGTTTCGCAAACAACAGCAATAGCAGGTGCTAATAAAAGGTTTTTTAAAAGCGAATCCTCTTATCAATTAGGTGTTGCTTTTTATGATAAAGCAAGAAGAAAGTCGGGGGTTATAACAAAAAGTAGTAATATTACTACCACTCCGCCAAAGGTGTTTACTCCAAATAGTGATTTTAATGTAAACCCTATAATAGCAAATTATGATTTTGCTGTTGATAATAATTTTGAATTTGAAGTTGTTCAATTGGGTAATTTTACCGCAAGCGGAGGCGCACCCGGAAATGGAACTTCATTTACAGCTACATCCTCTTTTACTGCTGATATGTCTGTAAATATAATTGGTAATGTAACAGCATTGACGCCGGGATTTACGGTATTTAGGATTAGGATACTTAAAAATTACTCTATACCAGCTATTGCAGAGCAATTCATTGATACAGCATCAATGGGGTTGCCATATTATTTTAATTCTACCTTGACTTTAAACAATTATGCTATAACAATTGGTGATGTATTTCAAGTTCAATTTATAAGTGCGGGTATTTGTGAATTGGAATGTTATGGGGGGTCTCCTTTTACTATTGCAGCATCTAGTAGCGCTGCAAGTAATGTAGAAACTTTAGATTGGACATTAAGTAATACCAATAGATTAAATGAAATACCAGATTGGGCGCATTATTATTCTATTTTAAGAACAGCAAATTTAAAAACAAGATATTTTATAGATTCTTATAGTAGTACTAACAAGTATGCATCTAAAAATGTAACTACTGGACTTTATACATATTCGGATACTTGGAGTGCTACTACAACCAGTGCGGTTGCAGTAGATTCGACTATATTATTACAATCAGGATTAGGATATAATTATAAAGAGGGAGATGTTTGTGTGCTTGTTGATACTAATGATGCTAGATATGAATTGCCGGTCATAGGGCAAGATGGAGCGTATATATTATTGAGTTCAGCTTATATAGTAAATTCACTATTAAATATTCCATTTATATACGAAATATATACCCCATATATAAAAGGGGAAAATGAACCTTTTTATGAAGTTGGCAATATATACCCAATAACAAATGGGGGAACTGTTAACAGGCAGTATTCTACATTATCGGGTAGCTTAATTGGTGATGTTTTTGTATTCCAAAGGCAATTTAATTCTACCGTGTATTATTATGTAGAAGCAATGTCGCCAAATGACCTTTTTTATAAAAATTGGTTTACTGACCAAGGATTCCCAAATTTTGTTATTTTATTAGGTCAAAATAGAAACGAACATGAAATTAGATATTCTAATGTGTTTGCAGCAGGAACTCAAAGTAATGGATTAAGCACATTTGAGGCTTTGAATTTTAAAACAGTTCCATTGGGTACAGGTAGCATACAAAAGCTACAATTAGCTTCAAAAACAACAGAACAGGGTGTTGTAATGTTATCTATTGGTTCTTTCCAAACAGCATCATGCTACTTGGGTGAAGTTCAATTAGTTGGTTCTTCTTCTAATTCGTCTTTAGTTCAAGATACTGCTGTAATAGGTACAATTAATGTGTTAAAAGGAATGTTTGGAACTACAGCTCCAGAAACCGTAGTTGAATATTTGGGTGTAATATTTTGGTATGATTTAAATAATGGAACTATTGTTCAATATAGCTCAAATGGATTATTTCCAGTAAGCTCTTATAAGCAAGAAAAGTTGTTTAAAAATTATGCAAAAGGGTATTTAGCAGCAAGCGACGGTAATTTAGATAATATTAATGGATTTCACCATATTCCAACATATGTCGACCCTTATCACAAAGAATTTGGTGTAACATTGCCCGGATTGATTTATGAAAACTATGCCGATACACTGCCTAGTTACTCTTCAGTGCCATCTTACGCTTCTTCTATTATTAATAGATTTGATATGTCTGATGGATTGGCTAAAACGGTAACTTTTAATATTCAAGAAAATAAATGGGTAAGTGATTATCAATTCATTGCAGAACAATACGACTATTTTGACAACAGAATGTTTGGATGGAAAAATGGCGCTTTATATGAGTTTAATACAAATAGCTCTACGTGGAACACTTGGTTTGGGCAGCAATACCCTGTAAGAATCTGTTGGGTTTTAAATAAACCATTAAGCGGATTAAAGGATATGGCTGAAATTGTAATAGAAGGCAGTCAAGCGCCTAATTTTACGGTTATTTACACGACATTGCCAAATACGCAAATTACCGATTTAACAAGTTCCGATTTTACAAATCAAGAAGGTATTTTGTATGCTAGAATATTGAGGGATAGGTTATCGCCAAATACAACAGGAACGGCAGACCAAAAGCTTAATACCGGAGATGTTGTGCTTTCTCAAATTCCTCAAATTATGACTGAATTTCAATCTTACGAATCAATAATTTATGTTAATTTTGTTGATGTAGGATTTAATTTGTCAAGAGGACAAAATTTTATTCTTGGAAATCAATAAATTGTTTAATTTTAAGTGATTAAATTAAGTACAATAGAGTATGCTTTTAAGGATGACAATGATATAAACAAGTATTGTGATGCAGAATATAAAGATGCTACTATTGATGAATTGGTTTTGAGTGTGTATGATAAATTATTAGAACACGAACAAATAGGGGCTTGCAAGTTTGTTGATTTAGTAATTGATGGTGAATTAATTGGGTTCTTTTTTTGTTTTCAATACGTATTAGTAAGTTTTGGAATAAATAAGAATCATAGAAATAAAGAAACTTTGAAAAAAGTTTTTGATATTATAAAAAATGAATTTGATGGTTATTTTGAATGTTATATGTGGGAAAGAAATAAAAGAGCTATCAATTGGTTAAAAAAATGTGGGATGGAAGAGGATTATTGTAAATTAGAGAATGTAACAAAATTAAAATATATTTTATGCCATTAGGAGGATTAGCAACAGCAGGAATGATTATCGGCGGCTTGGGAGGAGTCGGGAAATCAATTTTTGGTATTAGTCAAATGAATAAGGCTAAACAAATAAAGCCAGAGTGGGCTAAATACGAAGAAAACAAATTAGCTGGACAAAATCTAGGCGCTACTCAAAATTTGTTTTATGGTAAAAATCGTGCGTTTACACAAGCTGAAGCTAATATTAGACAAGCGCAATCAAACCAAATGTCTAATGCTCAAAGAAACGCAACAGATTCGGCTACCTTATTAGCTACAGGAGCAGGCGCTGCCGAAAATGCTAATCAAGCTTTTTCAAATTTAGCTGGTCAGGAAGCTCAACAACAAGCAGGCGTTTTGGATAATTTAAGCAGAGCTTATGCAATGTCTATTAACGAAGGCGATAAAGTACAAGCAAATAAGTTAATGAAATATCAATTAGATTCTCAAGCTCAATCTGCATTAAGAGAATCAGGTATGAATAATATATTTGGTGGTATTAGTGATGTTGCTGGCGGTATGATACAAGCAGGAGGTATGATGGGTAAAGGCGCGGGCGCGGCTTCTTCCCTTGCTAGTCGTCCATTAAGCGGTCTTGATAGTAGTATTGTAGCACAGCAAAGATATGCGCCAATAACAGGCAAATATAGCGCCCCTCGTGAATTTGCAGGCAGAATGCCAAATATAACGCCTAATTACAGAGGAATACCTATGGCGTCAGCCGGCACAACTGGAATCCCATATATACCATCTTGGGGACGACAATAAAGCAATTTAAAAAAAAATCATTATGGCAGAAAATTTAGGTAGTTATGCGGTAAATCTTCCAAAGATATTTCAATCTCCGGGCGAAGCTTTGCAAGCTTTATCTGCTAAAAAAGAAAGAGATTTAGAAAGACAAGAAGCGGCTAATTTTAGAAATCAACAAGCAGAAGAAAGAAAAGCCAAAGAATTAGAAGCGGAAAGGCAAAGAGGTATGGCAATGATTCAATCTGGAGCTAGATTAGATAGGATGCCCGCTGACGAACAGGCTTATATGGTAGCGCAAGATGCTGTGTCAAGAGTTAAATCTAACCTAATGGCTAAATTAAGTAATAATAAAGGGTACGACCCAATTGCATTGCAGACAGAAATAGATGATGCAATGAAGGGTATTACAAGAGCATCAAATACATTTATTTTAGAACATAATAATATTGATGAAATTGTAAATCAATATGCAAAAAATTATCCTTCAATAGATGTGGCTGCACTTAAAAATGACTTAAAAAACGATGTTAGAACTAGAAGAATTAAAGAAGGGCAATTTGTTGACCCAAATCAAGTAGAAGACTCTGCGCTTATTGCTCAATTATCAAATCCGGAAAATTTATCCAAATATATTACAGAATACAACGCCTTGGATAAAGTCATGAGTAGCAAGCAATCTAGTACGCCTATTAGGGCTAAACTTGGCTCTCCTCAACAATATACTACTTATGGAGGTCAAGTTGGTTTTTGGGCTAAACCAACATTTGAAACAGACTCTATGGGTTTTATAAAGAAAGGTGGAAAAACTCCATCTATGACGAATACTGGTACAGAAATAGCAAATGAGCCTCTTCCGGCTAATTCATTAAAAGGAGTTGATAAGCCATTAGATATGGTTCCAGAAGGTGTATATCAGAAATTTACAACTGATGGCGGAAATCAAGGTAAATCTGAAATCATTGCATTAGCGCAAAAACAATTCCCAACTTACAAAAGTTTCACTCCGCAAGAAAAAGAATTTGCTAATAGAAACGCTTTATATAATTATTTGAAAGATAAAGATAGAGATGGTTTTGCAGGAATAGGCGAAGTTGGATATAATCCTCCTCCATCATATAGCGGCTCAAAGCCAACAGAAGGCGAAAGAAAAGCTGGTAAAATTGGAGAATATTTAGATACATTTACGCAAGCTATTAAATCTAATAATGTAGATAGTATAAAAGCTTTAGCTGGTAAACTTTATGGTTTAGGTGGCGGGAAGTCAAGATTTTCTAAAATAGAAGTATATAAAAGACCAGATGGCGTAGTTACTGGGGTACAATTGAAATATGCAGATAGCAAAGGAAAAATAATAGGTGGTGATATTATTAAGGCAACTGACCCGTACTTAAGAGATAAGCTTCAGGGTTCTTATCAACAAATATCTGGTAGTGAAAGTGCGGCAGAAATTGAAAATTTACCAAATTTAAATCAAGCTTCTCCAAAAGTAAAAGAGCCAATCGCTACGAAGGAACCAAGCGCTACGAAGGAACCAAGTGCTACAAGCGAAGAGATAAAAAAGTTTAGAGCAGGAGGGGATAAGGCTCCTAATGTAAAAGTATATCTTGTTAGCGGTAAAAGTATTGGAATGTCAGACCAAATATATGATTATGATGATTTAATAGAGAACGATTGGACTGATGCAGATATAAAAAAATTAAAAAGTCTTAATACTGAAGAAGTGAAGAGATTCAGAATTGCAGAAAATAAAAAATAAAAGGGAAAATAATATTTTGTATATTTGAAAAACCGAAATAATGGCTTTAGAAATAGAACAAGACCAAGACCAAGCGCAACCTAAAAGAAGAATACCTACTCCAGACGAAGTATTTGGAACTAAAAAAAGAATACCTACTCCAGATGAGGTGTTTGGTGTAAAAAAAAAAGCTACACCTTCAGGATATTCGGTTACACCATTACCATCTCAAGATAAATTTGATATAGGAGAAGAAGTGGCTACTATTGGATATAAAAGTCCAATAGGTAAAGCTATTCAGAAAGATAAGATAAAAGGCAGCAATATAGCTGGTGTATATAATACATTGGTTGGAAGTTTAGCATCAATTTCGGGCGGATTTACCTATATGGCTGATATACTTGGCGCTCAACCTTATATGCCTTTAAATGTAAGGGTTGCAACTGCAGAAGCAGATAGGAAGAAAGCCGTTGATTTTATAGAGCAAGCTCGTTCATCAAGGTCAAGTAAAGAATTTGAGCAACAACAAAGTCAATTTGATGTTACCCCAACAGAAGGTGGAGGCTTGATGAGTGGAGTGGATTGGGAAGATGTTAGAGGGTTGGCGTTTCAAGCGCCTAAAACATTGTTAGAAATGGCTGCAGGAAGTATGTCCGGTGGTTTAACATTTGCTCAACAATCAGTTAACGACAATGCAAAAGAATTAGAAGAAAGCGGGCAAGGTAAAAAATTAACTGATGTTCAAAAAGTAGGATATTTATTTGCACAAGCAGCAGCTCAAGCAGCTCTTGAAAAATTTTCTATAGATAAAATATTAAAAAATACAGGTTTAGCTAAAAGTATAGAAAAGAAAATTACAGCAGAGGTTATTGAAGGGTTTGCTCAAAAAGGCATAAAAGCTACTGCAAAAGAAGTTCAAGATGAGATGGTTAAAAAAGCAGCTAAACTATCTACTAAATTAAAAAATGTAGGTATAAAAGGAGTAGAAAGTGCTTTTGTGGAAGGAAGTACAGAAGGCATTCAGCAAGCGGCTTCGGATGCTATAAAAGTAGCAACTAATAAAATAGCAGAAAAAGAAGTTTTTAATGAAGAAGATATAAATAAAAACTTTTGGAAAAATGTTGTTAATAATGCTATTATGGGTGCTGCAATGGGCGGAGCAACCGGAGCAGGTTTACAGGGCTTAAATAGTACTGACAAGGCGATTAGACAAGAGATTGCTAATGCAACAGGTGAAAAGAAGTTTTATGTTGATGATAAAGAAGTAACAGAAAAGGAGTTTGGTCAATCTACAGGTAACAAAAAAGTTACCACTGATTTGCAGAATATACAAGACCAAATCAACAAGCAAGTAGAAGAAGGTAACTTAACCCCAGAAGAAGCAGAAGCAGCAAACATTACTGCGCAACAATACGCAGAGATTGCAGGGAAGATACCTACAACAGTATCAAAAGAAGATAAGTATAAAATTATAGGTGGTATTTCTCAAAGAAATAGCTTACAACAAGATTTGCAAAAAGCTCGTGAAGAGATGATGGATGTTGACCCTATATTTAGAAAAGAAAAGCAAGACCAAGTTGATTTAATACAAGCTAAAATAGATGAAACAGGCGATTATTTAGAAGGTCTTGCAACAGGAAAGAAGCCAAGATACATCAAAAGAGATGGTAGAAAAGGAGAAGAAGCTACCTATTATAAAGTTGATGAAAATGGAGATAAGACCCCAATAAGTCAAGCTCGTTATGATTTAGCTAAAGCAATTAAAAAAGAAGATAGCAGAAAGAAAGCTCCTGTTGATGAAAACAGACGCAGAAGAGTAGAGCAATTTGATATATTATATGGTGTTAAGTCAAACAACCCAGAATTTGATTTTCCTAATTCATTTGAAGAGTTTAATAAGAAAATAGATAGCGACCCTAATTATTTGTCTGATTTATACAAAAGAGCAAAAAAGTACAAAGAAACAGGAGAAATTGCTGAAGATGAGATGGGTACGGAAGCATCTTTTATAGAAGCCATAAATCCGCCTGTAGAAAAGGATATTACAATAGGCGAGATTGTAGATAAAAAAGGTACATACAAAAACGAAAAAGGAACTTTCTTGCAAGAAGGTGATAATATCGTATTTAAGAATGAAGCTTCAGGAGAAAAATATGAAGTAGGTAAGGCGGATGAAATACAAGAGAAACCAGCGTCAGAATTTGATATTAAATATGACGAGTCTTTAGTTGCAGTTGACGATAAAGGCAATATAAGTGTAAGAGAAAAGCCTTACATAAACAGATATTCAAATCCATTAAAAGCTATTAATAAAGATGAAAATGGAAATATAGTTTCCGTTAATTTGGAAACAGCAGATGGTAAAAAGAGAACATTTAAAGGAAGTATAGCTGAAGATATAGCTTATCAAATAAACTTGAAAGAAAAAAGTAAAAATGAGCCTAAAGCAGAAGTAGAAACAACAGTTGTTGAAGAACCCATGCAACCAACAGAAAATGTTGAACCAGTTGTTGAACCAGTTGTTGAAGTAAAAGAAGAAGTTGAGCCAGTTGAAGTAGTAGAAATACCACTTGATTTAGAAGAAAAAGGTGAACCAATAGGAAGCACATTAGAAGCTGAAAGAAGACGTAGTAATGGAGAAAGAATATTTGCAGTAACAGAACAAGATGAAGAACCTGTAGAAGTCACTTCTGTTGAAATGTTAAGGAGTTACACTCCTGACCAATTATTGGCTTATAAACCAACTGAAGTAGCTGAAGAAACAAAACCTGTTGAAATACCAAAAGAGGTATATAATCCTATAGTTGATAAAATAAGAAAGGGTATTCAAAAATTAAGTGATAAAGCTAAAATAAGTGTCTTAAAGGGTAAAAACTTTGCAAAAGCATTAGAAGATGCTATTAAAACAGGTGGGGCTAATTTGCAATCTTGGGGCGGGTTTGAGAAAAAAGGATTTGAAGAATCACCTCAATGGAAAAAATTAATTGATGATGGTACTGTTAAATTAAATTTTGACATAAAAGGATTAGAAGGGAAACCAGTAGTAGTTATTAATCCTGATAATATGCTTACGGGAGAAGTTATTACAAAAAATGGTAAACCGATTGTAGATGGTAATGGTGGTATAAACTTTGTTACTAAATTTGGTGATGTTTGGGCATCTTCTGATAATGCTACAGCTAATACTTTAGCTAAATATATAAATGAAGCTAGACAAAAGGACATCGATGCTGGTGGAAATGGTACAATTCATGTTGTTGTTACAAAAGGAGATTTATCAAAATCTTTAACATCTCATACAGGTGCTAAAGCTGCAATGAAAGTTTTAGAATATTTTGTAGATAAAAAATTAGTTTCTTTATCTGATTTTAGAAAAGCATTAACTGAAGTTGGTAAAAAATATAATATAGATTTTGATGGTAGATTAGATGCTAAAGCTATTCACGATGATATATCTAAAAAATTCTTTGGTGTAAATGATTCTACATTTTCAAAAAGAGGTTTTTTTGTACAAGATATTATTGACCATTTAGCTAAAAATAGTAAAAGCGCTAAAGAGAATATTGGTAAAATAAGAGAATTACTTAATACTGAAGCTTTACCACAATCAACAGAAAGAAAAACAGGAGAGATTAGTTTTGCTAAAGAAGGTATAATTGATGCTATTGGTCATTTACTATCAGACAACATGACCGTTGGAGTAAAAAATAGTGAAGCATATGCAACTATTGAAATAAAACATCCAGTAAAAGTTGTTGATTTAAGTGGTAAAGAAGAAGGTCATGAAAGTTATCCATTTCATTTGCAACAATTTGATGAAAATGGCAATAAAGTTAAACCGGTATTAAATGTATTAAAAGAATCTCAACACGTTACAGATATATTAAATGATGCAAATAATAATGCTGTAGATAAAAGGGGAGGGGCGGGTAAATTTGGTAGTAATCAAATTGGGATGGCTAAAGGAGTAGTTAAACCAGCTTCTGAACATCCTAGTGGTGTTAATATGATGACAGATGCTACAGGAACGATTTATGGTTTTGAGCAAAATGGCAAAATTGTATTAAATGCTGATGTAATGAATGGTAATACTCCATTCCATGAAGCAGGTCATTTATGGTTAAGTTGGGCTAAAGAAAATAGAGAAGATTTGCATGATGCTGGAATGGGTAAAATAGAAGGTTCTAAATATCTTTCCGATGTTAAGAATAATCCAGTTTACCAAGAAAATGCATCTAAATTACCTGAATTAGAAAGAGAAAATTATTTTAAATCAGAAGCTCTTGCAAAAGCTATAGGTGATAATGGAGAAAAATTTGTAACTGCTGCACAAAAAGCTGATTTTAAACAATGGTTAAAAGATTTATGGGATACAATTGCAATTCATTTTGGAATTAGAAATATGACTGCTGAACAAATATCTAATATGACATTAGATGAATTTTCTAAAAAAGTAGTTGCAGATATTGTTAGTCAAGAAGAGCAAGTAGCAGCAGTTGATAAGCTAAAAGGAATAAAAAGCTTTAAAAATAAAAAAAATTTCATAAAGGATAATTTAAAAAATGAAGAAGATAAAAAAGCGATAGATGAACTTGATTTTACAGAACAGGATTTAATTGAAATCGCAAAGTCAGACTTTGATTTGCCAACATTTAAAAATATAAAAGATGCCGTACAAAAGCGAAGCACAGAGGAAATACTTCAACCAGAACAAGCAGAAACTGGAGAAGCAGGGGGTGGACGTAAACGAATGGAACCAAGAGTCGAAGGGGAAACAACTACCGGAGAGGGTGAAGGCACAGAAGCAACACAGCCCGAAAGTACTACGGAAATCCCAGAAGAAATTGAAAATGTAGGATTGGATAATGGTGATGTAGATTATGTTAGAATAACAGCAGCAGATATAGGTGAATTAAGAAAAAGTCTTGGGCTTCCACCATACAAGGGATTACCTCTTGAAACTCATGAAATGTTAAGAGAGGCAGCCCAAGAGATGATTAAAAAAGGCGTAAGCGTTGAATCTTTGTATGATAAAATAAAATTAGGAAAGATTTTAACTAATTACGAAAATGCGTTTATGGCTGAATATAGAGCTGCATTAGATTTGGAATTAAAAAATAATCCTTCAGCAGAATTATTAGCCAAGATTACTGAATTTGCTGATATATTTCAACAAAGTGCATCTCAAACTGGTAAGGCGTTAGAAAGTTTAAAAATAATAAAAAAGCTTAACGAAGCTAACACATTATCAAACTTTTTATTAAGTAGACAAGAAGATAAGGGATATCCATTGACTCCTAAAATGATGATAGAAGAAACTGCTAGATTTGAAAAAATACAAGAAGCAAAGGAACAATTACAAGAATCTGCTGCTAATGATATTATAGAACAATTGGCAGTATCAGTTGAAATGGAATTAAAAGAAGAGGGTAAAACAAAAGCTAAAAAATCTCACGAAGAATTTGTAAAAGAAAGAAAAGATGCATTAGCTGCTGCAAAAGAAGCCGTAAAAAAAGTTAATAAAGGTGGTGGCGGATTAATGGTTTCTGCACCGGGATTGCCTCAATTATTTGCAGTAGCTCCTCATATGAATAAATATGTTAAAAGTTTATTTGCTGAAGGTGTTTCTAAATTAGATGATATTGTTACCGAAGTTCATAAAGAATTTTCTGGATTAATTGAAGGATTAACAAAAAGAGATGTATTAGATGTGATTGCAGGTAAGTATAATCTTAAAAAGAAAACAGCTAACGACATAAGTGCTGGAATTAGAATGTTACGCAGAGAGGCTGAATTGCTAGGGTTACTTGAAAAAGCAAGATTAGGTCAAGAGGAAGCTAAATCTGAAGCCCAAATTCAAGAAAAAGGGAAAAGAATTCAGGAATTAGAAGATAAAATAAAAGAGGTAAAGAGATTGTATAAGGTTAAACAATTAGAAGAAGAAGGAGTTACAGAAGCTTTTAAAGAAAATTTAACAGATACTGAATACAATGAAAAAAGACAAAAATTTTTAGATAAAAAAATTGCACAATTAGAAAGTGATTTAAAAAATAAGAATTACGATAAAGAACCAAAAGAGACTCCTAAATATACGATGTCTAAAAAGACAAAGCAAAAAATGGATAAAGTCATTGAGCTTGAAAAAGCACTTGCTGTAGAAAGATATAATGAGCAAAAAAGAAACTTGAAATGGTGGCAAAAAGCATGGGATTTTGTAGAAAATACAATGGGAATAAGGAGAATAGTTCAAACTTCTATTGATGCTTCTATTTGGTTTAGACAATTAGCAAAATTGACATTAAATCCTAGAAAGTGGGATATTGCTTCAAAATTTATATATGCAGGCTCTCAATCCATATTTAGTCAAAAGAATTATGATAGATTAATGTATGGAATAGAGCAATCACCTGATTATAAAGAAATGGTGAAAGATGGTATTAGATTTAATGAATTAAATGCAATTGATTCTAAAAATACAAATGAATTTACAAACCCTCGAAATATTGTTTATAAAATACCTATTATTAGAAATATAATGATTGCATCTCAAAGAATAGCTGATGCTTCTATGAATGTCGCCCGATATGAGCTTTATCAAAAAAATAAGAAATTTTTATTAAGTAGAGGCATTACAAGAGAAAGTGACCCTAAAGAATATGAGGCAATGGCTAAATTTGTAATGAATAGTACTGGTAGTGGCAATATGTTAAAGATTTTAGAAACACCTGAAGGGAAGCGAGCTGCTGGGTCTATATTTTATGGTGCTAGATTGATGGCAGCAAATTTCAATACTTTAAATCCGGTTTACTATGCAAAAATGCCTCCAGAAGTAAGAAAAATGGCAATGAAAGATATGGCAGCATATACTTCTACTGTAATTATGTCAACATTAGCTTTGGCAGCAGCAGGCGGTGCTGTATCAATGGACCCTGATGACCCTGAATTTTTACAAGTTAGATTTGGCAAGAAAGTGTATGACTTTACTGCTGGACAAGCTTCGTATATTAGAACATTTTTAAGAATACTTGAATATGGAGTTAATGCAGCTAATAAAAATAAAAGCAATTTTGAAACTGCTAAATCTCGTGATTTTGCTTTGAGCAGTGCTGTTAGATTTTTTAGAAATAAATTAGCTCCAAACTGGTCTTATGGAGTAAATGCATTTGTTGGAAAGAATACAATAGGTGAAGATTTTGACCCAATGGAAATAGTCAAAATATATCCTATGTATGCAGATGATGTTTACAATGCATTTAAAGAAGATGGGATGGTTTCTTTATTAACTGTATTAATGCCAAATATTTTGGGAATAGGTTTTGGTAGTTATTATTCTGATAAGAATATGAAGCCTATGGAAGAAATGATACAAAGAGCGCAAAATAGTGATGAATTAGACCCTAAATCAATTAGAGAAGATATAACTATGAGTGAATTCAAGGAATTTGCTAAATTGCGTGATGAGCTAATTGAAGAGAAAATGAAAGAGTTGTATGAAGAAGGTATATATGATGCAGAAGCAGGAGAATATGTACCAATCAAAAAATCAACACCAGAAAATATTACAGCGGCTATTATGAAAGCAAAATCAGCCGCAACAAAAGAAGCTAAATCTGAATTCAACGCAGATGAGGAAGAATAACTAAAAACAAAACATGGAAACACTAGAAGAATTAAAACACAAACTTTCACTTTATGAACAAAATGGCGCAGCCAAATTATTTTACGCTTTAAATAGAAAGGCGAATGAGATGGCTGATTTATTGAATAAAACCAATATAAGCAATTTGTTACTTGATGACCCTAAAGACAAAACATTTGAAAGACTAAAAGTTATCTGGAACGACAGCGCTAGTATTTCCGCAGCCATTAAGGAATTAGGCATTTCAGCGGGCGTTACTGGGGATGAGCAGAAAGATGTAGTCAAAAAACCATTTGTTGAAACTATAGCAGAGTCAAGAAGATAATGTCTGATAAAATAAAAATATACGGGGTAGAAATTAATCTACCTCCCGTCCCTGATGAAATTGAAGATTGGGGAGCTGATATTGCTAGTGAGCAGTATTGGAGAAGAAAAGAATTGCCTAAATTTTTTGAATCGGTAGAATATGATAAAGAAGGTAATGCGCTATTGGATTTAGAGCAATCTGAATTTGCAGCAAGAGAGGTAGATAGATGTAGAAAAGGGTTTTGGTTCTACAACAATGGGGTGCCAACTTTTCTTACAGGTAAGCATTATTTTTATCTTCAATGGTGGAAATTAGAAGATGATATTTATGGCGATTTTAGGGATGCGGATAGGCGTTATTTTTTGTTTTTAGACCATTGGGAGAAGACTCCTTGGTGTTTAGGTGTTGTTAGGGGTAAAAAGCGTAGAGAGGGTGCAACCTCGCAAGCGACATCAAATATCGTTTATGAGTGTATCTTCTATAAAAATAGCTTTTGCGGATTAACAAGCAAAACGCAGATAGATGCCAAAGCTGCATTTACAAATATGATTTCTTTTGGATATAGGCAATTGCCCGTGTTCTTAAAACCAAAGCAATTAAACAACAAAGACAGCGTAAGTGAACTTGTATTTGCGCATAAGTCTGTAGAAGTAAAAGGTGGAAAAGGAAGTACAATTGACACAGATACCGGACATAGGTCTAAAATTGATTACAGAGCGCCTTCCTTGAACTCTTATGACTCCGGAAGGTTAAGTCGTGGATTGTTTGATGAAGGCGGAAAATGGGCAAAAGAAAACCCATTCTCGACATTTATATCAATTGTAAGCAAGACACTTGTAAAGGGTGCTAAAAGGGTAGGATTTATAGAATGTCCATCAACATCCAATTCAATGACTAGTGGAGGAGAAGAATTTAAGATTGTCTGGGATAACGCAGACCATACTAAATACTCAAAAACTCCTAATAGACTTGCTAAATATTTTTCTCCGGCTTATGACGGGTACTTGGGTTTTATAGATAGATACGGGATGAGTGTCATTGACCCGCCAAACGAAGAGCAATATAAATTTTTAGTTGATAATTATGTAGGCGCAGGTGACCTTAATGAAGAAGATATTAAATTAGGCGCAAAAGAATATTTAAAAGAGAAAAGAAAGATTTTAGAAAGCGTACAATTAGAGGAAGAGATAAGGATGAACCCTTTTGATGAGAGGGAGATGTTTATGCTTCGGAATAATAATTGTCATTTTGATGCTGTATTGCTGAATGATTTGTATGAAATATCTAAAATAAACGAAAAGGAAGTATTAGAATATGGCAATTGGATGTGGAAAGATGGCAAACCTTTTACAGAGGCGGAATGGCATCCTACAACAAAAGAGAATGGTAGATGGACTATAGCTAAAAACTTTAAGCGACCCGAAGGCGAAACATACATAACTAGGGGGTCTTTATTTTTACCTAAAAATCCTGTTCAATTTATTATGGGATGTGACCCGTTTCAGAATTCAGTTGTCGAATATGGCGAAGGCTCTAAAGCCACAAGCTTGGTGTTAAATAGATATGACATAGGTAACAATGACCCAGTGTATAACATGATGTTTGTTAGTAAGTATCATGCAAGACCTAGAATGGTAGAGTTATTTCATATGGATATGGTTTTACAATGCTTTGCTTATGGCGGACAAATGTTGATAGAGGCTAAAATGGATGGGGGTTTGCGTAAATTTTTTATAGATAATAACTGTGAAGCATTTCTAATGAGATTGCCTGATAAAGCAAATTATGGTATTGACCCTAATGCCGATAATAAAGCACTTATGGTAAACCTATGGGAGCAGTATATCTTAACGCATGGCAAGGAAGGTAAATTGATATATCCGGAATTGATAGATGATAAGTACGATGGACTTCTTAAATTTAATGTGAATGAAACCGAAGTAAGTGACCTTGTAATGGGAGGCGGGTGGACGCTTGTTGCTGACTATTTTAAACGAGCAATTTTTAAGAAATCAGAAGATAGAATTAAAATCACAGACTTTTTTAAACAAACAAAAATAGCATAATGGCGTGGACAGACTTTTTTACGAAAATATTCGTTATAAATTTACCCGAAAGAACTGATAGGTTATTAGATATAGCCGGCGAATTAGATAAATGGAGTATTCCGTATGAGCTAGTTAATGCTATTAAGCATGAAAAAGGAGCAGAAGGACTACGCCTTACAGTGCAGGGTATATTTGAAAAAGCAATTGAAAACAAATGGGATTCAGTATTAATTTTTGAAGACGATGCAATGTTTGTTGAATCGTGTGGCAACCCTAATGAAACAATGGAAAAGGTAGTAAAACAACTACCCGAAGCTTGGCATATATTACTATTAGGAGCGCAGGTTACTGGCGGTTTTAGAGCAAGAACATCCCCTAATTTATTAAGAGTAGAAAAGGCTTTCGCTACCCACGCTTGGGCTTTGTCATTGCAAGGGATGAAAGAGATATTAATTCAAGGGCTATATGCTCCGATAGATAATTGTATTGTTGAAAAAATACAACCTATGCAGCAAACTTACATAACATATCCGTTACTTTGCACACAGAAAGAAGGAATGTCTGATATAGGCGGTCAATTTATAGACTGGCGACCATTCATAGAAAACAGATACTATCAAAAACTAGGAGAAATACAACCATGAGAACATTATCAATCTGCATACCTACTTGGAATAGAGTAGAAATGACATTAAATAGTTTTAAAGAAGTTTACAATGATGACAGGGTAGAAGCTATTATCATTGTAGATGATGCAAGCGAAATGCATATTTATAACAAATTAAAGGAGGAGTGTGATAAATTATCTAAAGTTAAATTATATAGAAATTTGACTAATAGAGATTGTTATGCTAATAAGTATATATCTATTAGTTTATCTCCTACCGACTATTGCATTATATTAGACTCTGATAATCAAATAGATAAATCATACCTTGATAAAATTTTTGAACAAGAATGGGCGGAAGATATGATTTTAGCTCCTGATTGGGCAAAACCAACATTCAATTATACAGAATATTCAGATTTAATAGTTAGCAAAGACAACTTAAAAGAATACATAGATAAGCCAATGTTTGAAACTTGCTTAAATTGTATGAATTATTTTGTAAACAAAAATGCTTATTGTGATGTTTGGGATGCTACAACAGACCCCGTAACAAGTGATAGCTTATTTCAAAATTACAATTGGTTAATGTCAGGTAGGTATATTCATATTGTTCACGAGTTAAGGTATAATCATTTGGTTCACAATCAATCTCATTATATAAATAATGTTCAAAGAACAGGTGATTTTAGAGAAATATTATTAGAAAAGATTAGGAAATTAAATTAAATTAATTAATTTTACTTATGGTATCTTTTACAAACGCAGGAAGAATGGGTAATTTTTTATTTGAATGTGCGACAGCCATAGCTTATGCTATAAAACATGATTTAGAATTTACAGTCCCATTAGAAACAAGCAATCCAAAATGGAGTCCTATTTATTGTCATCATTTAATTGATAATACATATAATCCAAGTTTAGAAAAAATACAATTATGGGAAGGTAAGCACTCTTACGAGGAGTTGCCATTTGAAGAATCTTGGAGAGATAAAAATATTATTGTAGAAGGATACCGACAAACTGCAAAATATTTTGATGAATACAGAAGTGAGATTTTATATTTATTAAAATTTGATTGGGTAAAAAAAGAGGGATATGTCGCAGTTCATGTAAGAAGAGGGGATTATGTTACTTTAAGAGAAAAACATCCTGAAGTTACTATTGAATGGTATGAAAAAGCTATGGCTATGTTTCCTGATTATAAATTTAAGTTTTTCTCTGATGACATTGCTTGGTGTATGGATGCGTTTAAACATAGAAATGATTGCGAATATTCCGGAAATACAGATGAGCAAAGTGATTTAATAGAAATGAGTTGGTGTGAGCATCAAATATGTAGCCCGTCTACATTTAGTTGGTGGGGAGCTTATTTAAACAGAAACGAAAATAAAAAAGTAATATTCCCGCAATTTTGGTTTAGCGAAGGATGGTGCGGATTAGATACAAGCGATATTGTAAAACCTGAATGGATAAAATTATGAGTGAATTACTTATGTTTGATTTTCAGCATTTCTACCGAAGAATTGCAAAAGAGCTTCCTGACGATTGCAAAGTTTGTGAAGTTGGTGTTGCTAATGGCGATAGTGCCATTTATTTAGCACAAGAAATAAACCGACTTGGCAAAAAGTTTAAATTGTATATGGTAGATAACATGGATTATGGCGGTTATTTACAAATGAAAACTATATATCAAAACATTATAAAAAGTGGATTAGGGGAGTTTATTGAAGTAGTTCCATTTGAAAGTTTAGAGGCTGTAAAATTATTTAATGATGGTTATCTTGATTTTTGTTACATTGATTCGTCACATACCTACGAGGAAACTAAAAAAGAAATAAAAGCTTGGTATCCAAAGGTAAAAGATGAAAACATATTAGCAGGGCATGATTACAATGCTCCTGAAGTAATGAGAGCGGTTGATGAAGTAGTTCCTAAAGTTTTTTTAAGAGATGAATTAAATGGGCAGACCTTTAATCCAGAAGATATTTTACATTCAGAGGATACTTTGAATAGTTGGGGATTATGGTGGTTTAAGAAACAATGGTATTTAAAATTAAATAAATAAAAATGAAAACAGCTTTAGTTTGTGGCGCAGGTGGATTTATAGGTAGCCATATGGTTAAAAGATTAAAAAAAGATGGTTATTGGGTTAGAGGCGTAGATTTGAAATACCCAGAACATTCTGAAACAAAAGCAGATGAATTTATCGTTGGGGATTTAAGAGATGAGCAATTAGTTAGCAGGGTTTTATGGTCGCCAAAACAACATAATTTATTAGATAAGGATAATGCATTTGATTTAGTAATTCAAATGGCGGCGGATATGGGGGGTGCAGGGTATATTTTTTCAGGAGATAATGATGCAAATGTTATGCATAACTCTGCATTGGTAAATTTAAATATTGCATTTTATGCTTCGAAATGTGGCGTTAAAAAATTATTCTTTTCATCAAGCGCTTGCGCATACCCACAAGAAATACAAGAGTCTACAGATAACAAAGGTTTAAAAGAAAGCGATTGTTTCCCAGCTAACCCAGATAGCCCGTATGGATGGGAAAAGATATTTAGCGAAATACTATTTGATTCTTTTCATAGAAATTATGGTCTTGATATAAGAATAGCTAGATTTCATAATATATTTGGAGAAGATGGTACATGGATTGGTGGTAAAGAAAAAGCTCCAGCCGCTGTTACTAGAAAAGTATGCGAAACTAAAGATGGAGGGGAAATAGAAATATGGGGAGATGGTTTACAAACAAGGTCTTTTTTATATATAGATGAATGTATAGAAGGTGTGATGAGATTGCTTGAATCTGATTATAGAAAACCAGTTAATATTGGTTCTGATGAAATTATATCTATTAACGATTTAGCTAAATTAGTAATTAGCATTTCGGGTAAAAATATAAAAATTAAAAATATAGAATCTAACGCAATAGGCGTAAGAGGAAGAAATTCAAATAATGAGTTAATACAAGAAGTTTTAGGGTGGCGACCATCAAAGCCTTTAAAAACAGGGTTAGAAAATTTATATGTTTGGATAGATAATCAAGTTAATAAAAACGCAAGTATATGATGATTTCATTTGACTATTTAGTCAACAAGCATAAGTTAGATATAAACGGGGTGTTGCATTTAGGAGCTTCTACCGGACAGGAAAGAGATGCCTATGACAATTATTGCAAGGGGAAAGTTATATGGGTAGAGGCTATACCTAAAGTTTATTTAGACCTCCAGCATAATATAAAACCATACCCACAACAAACAGCATATAATGCTTGCTTGAGTAATGTGGATGGCGATGAAGTTGTATTCAATGTATCAAATAATGAAAGTCAAAGTTCATCAATTTTGGAATTAGGAGTTCATGCATTGATTCATCCTGAAGTGCATTATGTAGAACAAATAGCTATGAAAACACAAAGAGTAGATACATTGCTAAAAGATGTAGATGTATCTACTATAAATTTCCTGAATGTAGACTTACAAGGTGCGGAGCATTTAGCAATAGAAGGGATGGGCGATTTGATTAAAAATATTGATTACGCATTGCTTGAGGTGAATATGAAAGAAACGTATAAGGGGTGCATGTTGATAGAGGAGCTTGATTATTTCATGTTGCAAAGAGGATTTGAAAGAGTTGAAACGGGGGAGTGGGTAGCCGAAACGTGGACAGATGCATTATATATCCGTAAATACAAAATATGATACACATACCAGAAGAATTTACTCCAACAATAAATACAATATATCCTTGGGAAAATGATATTATATTTGAAGATTGGGTTTCACACGAGCATATCCCAAACACTGAAAGGCATTACCTTCCAATTCAATGGACAGCATATCATGTAAATAATAATTATGGTAATAATCCTGTAGCAAGAAAGCAATTACAAGACTATGTAGATAAGTTACCTAAAGATTTGAAATATTGGACTATTTGCCAATACGATGACGGGGTACTGACTGATTTTAAAGATTTAGATATTTTAGTCTTCAGTATGAGCAAAAAGACGGGGGTTGAAATTCCTTTATTGTGTAAGCCACATTCATACGAGTGGAATCATAGCAAGTCAATATTTGCATCATTTATTGGTACACATACGCATCCAATTAGGGAAAATGTATTTAACATACAGAATAAGGATTTTTATATTTCCGATAAGCAGCATGACATACAATCATTTTGCGATATAATCTCTCATTCATTATTCGGATTATGTCCAAGGGGGTATGGATTGAATAGTTTTAGAATAGCAGAATGTATGCAATACGAAACCATCCCTGTATATATTTCAGATGAATTTATTAGTTGCTTTGATGCTAATTTTGAAGACTATGGAATTATAATAGAAGAAAAGGATTCAAGTAAAATAGAGGAAATTTTAAAAAGCTACACTGATTTACAGATAGTAGATAAGCAGTTAAAAATCAAGGAGATATACAATGAATATTATACATACGAAGGGGCTTTTAACAAGATTAAAAACATTCTAAATGCAAATAGCAGTAATCCATAATTTTGATTCAGCTACTAGATTTGATATGTTAATGCAGGAATTTAAGACTCAAGGCATAAGAGATTTTAAATTTTTTCCGGCAGTTCATGATAGTCATTCGGTTAAGAAAGCTATAAATTTAGCACACAAACAATGCGTCAGGTATGCTTTAGATAATAAATTGCCTGAAATATGCATAATGGAAGACGATGTTCGTTTTACTAACAAAAATAGTTTTTCTTATTTTTTAGAGCATAAACCTGAAGATTTTGATGTATATTTAAGTGGTATTTATTTAGGAGAGATTTTAAAGGATAATTCAGTAAAAGAGTTTTCCGGATTTCATTGCTACATTGTAAATAAAAAATTCTATGAAACTTACTTATCTTTACCGGATGATGCTCATATTGACAGGGCATTGGCAGGTCTTGGAAAGTATTATGTATCTGTCCCTTTTATAGCAATTCAACACAATGGATTTTCCTATAATACAAAAATGGAAATGAATTATGATGACCTTTTAATAGGACGGGAATTATATTAATTTAATTAATAAAATATATTTTGTTTTTTTTATTTACTTTTAATTAATTTTGGTAATAAATTTTATTTAGTTAATGCAACAAGCTACAAATACATACCCTAATCAACAGATTGACCCAAGGGAAAAAGGATATGATTGGATACTTCAATATTGCAAAGCGGCATGGGGTGATTCCCGTGGTTATGTGCCAAATAATATGTTGAATTTCGGTCAATCAAAAATGAATGAAATAAGAGAGTATGCATTAGGAAGACAAAGCACTACAAAGTATAAAAAACTTTTGAATGTAGATGAGCAAACAGATAAAACATGGCTTAATACGGATTGGACTCCACCATCATTTTTAACAAAGTATAGAGAGATAGCTATTTCAAAACTTGTTCAAAGGCGTTATGATTTGCAAGCATTTGCAGTTGACCCTTTGGCTAAAAGTGAAGAAGATGAACGCTTTAATGAAATGAAAGTTAAGGTGATGATGCGTGAAGCTGCAATAAAGGCAGGTAATGAGCAATTAGCTAATAGCCCAGTATTAAAACCAATGGAGGGTGAGCCTGAAGATATGGAGCAGTTGTTAATGGAACAACAATTTGGTTACAAACATGTTATGGCAATGGAAGCAGAATGTGCTATTGCTTTGACAATGTATAAAAATAAATTTGACGAGAAAAGAAAAAGAACTATTGAAAATTTATTTGATTTTGGTATTGGTGGATATACTGAATATATAGATGAGAATGGTGCGGTGAATGTAAGAGAAGTTAATCCTGAAAATTTAGTATTATCGTATTGCGCAAAAAATGACTTTTCCGATTTAGTACATTTCGGAGAAGTTAGAGAAGTATATGTAGGGGACCTAGCACCTTATTTTTCCCCCGACCAATTAAATTTGATAGTTCAATCTGTAGCCGGACGTTTTGGTAACCCATCTAATTTTATGTATGGCACAGACTATTCAAAATATTGGAATCGTTTTAAGGTGCTTATTTTAGATTTTGAATTCCTATCATGGAATGATTACACTTATAAAGAAGAAATAGATAACAGAGGTAATGCTCGCTTTGGTAAAACAAAGTATCAGGATTCAAGCAAAATGGACTTGGCGGTTAACGAGAAAGGCACTATTGAAAAGTTTGACTACGCAGGTTCTGTACCTAGTTTAGTTGACTCAAAAAGCAAAGGACAAGCCGAGCCTGTATATATGCCTGTTACTAAAAAGGTTGTTTATAAATGCAAATGGTTAATTCAAACCGATTATATGTATGATTGGGGTATGTCTGAAAATCAAATTAGACAGCCTTCGTCTTGGTGGGATACAAAATTAAACATCCAATTATACTCATGGAATTTCTATAAAATGCGTTTCGCAGGCATTACAGAAAGATTGATTCCATTAGAAGATAAAGCTTGTTTAGCTTGGTTCAGGCTTCAAAATATGTCTAATAAATTAATTCCGTATTTAATAAATATAGATTTAAATGCATTAGAAGGAGTTGATTTTGGTGGTGGTGGTGATAAGATGAATCCAACAAAGGTTATGGATTTTATATTTTCTAATTTTGTTGTACCTTATCGTTCAACAGATTTGTTAAGTCAAAATCCAAACTACAAGCCAGTAAGCATTGAAGCTTCAGGGCAATTAGCTGTATTTGGTCAATTGTATCAAGAGTTGCAAAACACTATTGATATGATGCGTCAAATATCAGGATTAAATGAATTGACAGATGGTTCTACTCCAAATGCAAAAACATTAGTTCCAGTTGCAAACGCTGCAATGGAAAGCACTAATAATGCTTTATACTTATTAAGTTTTGCGGACAAGCAATTGGTACAAAATGTTGCTGACGCTATTGTTGCAAAAGTACAGATAGCTGTCAAGTTAGGTAAGGTAGAAGGTTATGGTAGAGCATTGGGTACGGAAACCGTTAAATTTTTCCAAATTAATCCTGATTTATCTATTCATGAGTTTGGTATATTTATTGAAGATAGCCCATCTGATTACGAAAGACAACAACTAATACAAGAATTAAACATTAGAGATTCTCAAGGATTGATTGAGCCTGAAGATAAAATACTTGTAATGAGTTGCCGTAATTTAAAAATGGCATCAATGATACTTGCATATAAGATTAAGAAGCGTAGAGAGAAGATGCAGGAATATGAATTACAGAAGGTAAGAGAAGCTTCTCAAGGTAATGCAATGGCAGTTCAAACAGCTGAACAAGAAAAGCGTATCACATTGCAAGACCAATTAAATGCAGATATAGCTAAAATTAATGCCGAAAAACAATGGGAATATATTATTCAAATGGGCAAGAAGGATAAAGATATTCAAGAAGCTGAAATACAAAAAGAAGCAAAAGTTATCGCTCAAAGAATAGCAGCAGATGCTAGAATAGCGGTAAG